GAGCAAAAGAAAAAGGGTATATTTGGATCTGTAATGGATCAGGCTATAGAGCAACATTTTAAAGAAGAAGAGCAGAATAGGCTTAAAGACGAACTCAGGTCACTATTCCTTTTATACGGGTCAGCAGGACAATGGGAAAGGCTTCAGGCAACCATTGCTCAGGCAAGAGCAGAACACCGAAAGCAATTGCAGGAAAAACAAAGAATACAAGACCGCAATACACTGATAGTTGTCTGCACTGTTTTAGTGATAGCAGGCATAGGAAGTATAATTTTATTTGCCAATTATTTGAAATATGGCACTCCATTCTAGCTCTAAGGCAGGCAGAATAGCTGAGTTCTTTGCCTGCGGTGTCATAGAGGATTTGGGGTGGCAAACTTCTCTGTGTCAGCAAGATGGAGTAGATCTTATTGCCTTTAAGGAAAATGAATATATTCGTGTTCAGGTCAAAGGCTCTAACATCAAGAGAAGCCTAAGAAACAATGGATTACAATTCATTATGGGAATGGGTACGAAAAAAAGGATGCCAACTCCTCAGGACTTCGACATAGCTTGTATGGTATCCACTTATCACCGCAGATGTTGGTTTGTCCATGTCTGCAACATCCAAAGAAAATCAATCCGCAGACCAAAATCTTTCTATGAAAACACCGAACTTGAATATGAGAGTTGGGAAAAGGCAGTCGATATTTTTAGGGAAATAAAGCGAAATGATAGAGGTAAATTTTAGGCTGTTTAAGTTCTTCAACAAAATCAGCACATTTTTCTACAACAAATATTGCAGTGATTTAAGAAGGAAGCAAAAACGATGACTGAGAAGGGTATACATCTAAATTTACTGAACCAACTTCGCAGACATGAGGGGCTTAGATTAGATCCATATAAATGCTCTGAGGGTTATCTTACTATAGGCTATGGCAGAAACATAGAGACTAATGGCATATCGGAAGCTGAGGCAGAATTTATGCTATTAAACGACCTTGTAGCTTGCGAGAGTGAGCTAAAAGATGAGGGATGGTATAATCAGTTAGACGAAGTTAGAAGGGCTGTAATTTTAAATATGGCTTTCAATTTAGGCAAGCCAAAACTTATGCAGTTCAAGAAATTTATTGGAGCATTATCAGACGATGACTATGAGACAGCCTCTAAGGAAATGGTAACTGGCTCTGATGGAGTAAGCCCGTCTAAGTGGGCTTCTCAGGTTGGCAAAAGGGCATATGAATTAGCTGATCAGATGCGAACTGGTCAATGGCAAGATGTTTAAGGTTCTTGTTACGATCTGTTTAATTGCTGACCCTACTAAGTGTATATTTGTTGAAAACGTGCAATATCCAGTCGTCTATGAGACGTTTGAAGAATGTAAAGCTAGAGCATTAGAGATTGGCTCAGAAGTTCCTAAATATTTAAAGGGATGGAGAGCTATAAGATGGAAATGTCAAAAGATTACAGAAGGGAAATTCACATGATACCATTAATAACAGCACTAGCCCCACTGATAGGCGATATTGTCAAAGAGGCTATTCCCGATCCCGACAAGAAGACTGAGGCTGAGAATAAAGTTAGACTGGCTTTACTGGAGAACTCAAAGCAGATTGAGGCTTCTGCAAGTCAGATTATTTTGGCTGAGGCAAAGTCAGAAAGTTGGATAGCTTCAAGTTGGCGACCTATATTAATGCTGAATATTACAGCTATAGTTTCAGTTAATTTTTTAATATTTCCATTAGTGGGAGTATTTACTGGAAAAGAATTATCTATCCCCCTCCCTGCCGAATTATGGACACTCCTGACAGTGGGTGTTGGTGGTTACACTATCGGCAGATCAGCAGAAAAGGTTGCAGGAAATTTAAAAAAATAGTAAAAGTGGCTAACTGTTTTTAACAAAAAAATAAGTGGCTAACTATGTGGCTAACCGAAAACAAAAACCTATATTTACCCTCATTTTTAGGGCAAAAATGTCAGGCTCATAACCTGAAGGTCGTAGGTTCAAATCCTACCCCCGCAACCAACTATATCAATAAAATCAATGACTTACACGATCCTCAAAGACTTCGGTTTTTGGGGTTTTTTTGCGTTTTAAGCCTGATAACGATTACAGAGTGGCTAACAAAGTGGCTAACGCTCGTCAGGTTTATTTCCCTTTTTTTGAAATAATAGTTGCATAATAGGTATAATATTGTATTATAGTGGAATACGATTTGTTTTAGAGTGGGAAACATAAAAAAGTCTAAAATAAAAAGTGGCTAACTTTAAAGAGGAGAACAAATTATGCAGAACAAAAATAGAACATCTACTAAAAATGCTGAATATCAGAGAATAATTCGCAGTCCTTACTGGCAAGAATTGATAACTGATTGTTATGAGGATTATCTAGAAGAGCTAGATGCGGATTGGCAACCTTCCAATATTCAGGTTCTTTCTAAATCAGATTGGTTAAAAACTGACGATGCTAAAAGTTTCATTTTAGAGATCTACAATAGAAAAATAAATAGAATGGCTATTAAGTGTGCAAAAGAATATTTGGGAGCAAACTAATGAATTGTAGAAAATCAGCACAAGAGCATATTCAATCTACAATAGAGAAGAAAAGTCTTTCTTCTCTATTTGTTGCACTTAGTGAGCCGAGATATTGTCATGCCACTAAAAAGACTTCAGGTAGCAAAATATTTTCTCTTTACTGTAATTGGAGAGAGATTGTATGGGGCAAAAATGTAAATGGTGATCCAGTTGCTAGAGAAGAATTTAGAACTCACCATATGCTTAATCTTTCGGTTGATTTCGAGAAAGCTAATCAAAAGGCAATTAAATTTTGTAAAGATGTAAATGTTACAAAACGTCTTTATTTAACTGATGAGCCAACTCACCAAAACCCATATAATTATAGAACTCCTGAGGAGATTGATGCTGAGAAAAAATGGGAAACTATCAAGCATGAAATATGGGCTATTAGAGGTCTTAAAAATCTTGTTAAAAAACATTCATATAAGATTGCTGATCTTAGAACAAAAAGACTAACTCCATCTAACTATTTTGGTGAGGTTGGTGAGAGATCAGAATTAAACCTTACTCTTCAATTTAATGTGGACTTTCATAGCAACTTTAATGGCAGACCAGTAATCAGATGGATGAATAATCTTGTTGATGATAAGGGAAATATTTTCGTCTATTGGGGAAACAAATTAGGTAACAAGGGTGATGTTATAAACCTCAAAGCGACTATCAAATCTCACGATGTTTATAAGGGTGTTAAGCAAACTATTATAAACCGCCCAAAAGTAATCGAAATTTTAGATCAAGTAGCATAGGGAGCAAACTAATGGCTAATTATTTTATTGGAGATATCAAACCTTATATAATTGTGGCTAAAGATTATAAAGGCTTTCAGTTTCGTTATAAATCAGCGACTATGAAGTCATATGGCAGAAAGATAGCTGTTAACAAAAAAGATCTTCAGTCTATTAGAAAAGCTATGATATCTGACTTTGAAAATCATGTAACAAAAATTGAGGTTGCATTGTTTGAGGACATTACAAAGATTGCCTTAGAAAAGCGACTAGATGCAGTTGGCAGGAAAGTTAATGGTATCAGGCAAAGGTCATATGACAATGATGAGAGGCATCTAAGGCTTCACTTAACACCTTTTTTTAAGGGTACTAGCATCAAAGAGATTACCACTGGTAAGATTAACAGCTTCATTGATGATTGTGCTAATAAGGATTTGTCCGCCAAATCAATCAGGCATTGTGTGCAAACCTTAAATATGGTTATGAAATTTGCAGTTGATCAGGGTTATATTTCTAGAAACCCTTGTAACTCTGACGACAGAAAAGAGATTAAAGGTGTTGTCAATGAGAGAGGCGGTTATTCGCATGACCATATAGCCAGTATATTAAAGGTCAAAAAGACATTATATCTAGATACATTTATAGCCTTCTCAGCCTTTACTGGAGTGTCAGCTAACGAGCTTCAGGGCTTACAATGGCAAGACATTAACTTTAATAAGTCTGAGGTGACTATAAGCAGAAACGTCTATAGATATGATACTCAGGAACTTAAAAATAATTTCAGAGAAAGAATTTTAGGTTTGCCATCTCACGTTATGACATTGCTAAAAAAGT